AGTCACACATTGACATGCATGGCAAACGGGCATGAGCCCAACACAAAGTTTTCTTCGTCTTCTGCGCCCACTCGTTGAGCCACTGTAGATCGTTAGGTGACATGGTTTTATTTTTCTTTATCGGTGTATAAGTTCCGGTCACTTTTCTCTCTGAATTCACTTTCAAATTGAGTTTTAATACTACTCGTCGTAACATACGATGTCGTGTTAATAAATCCAAGGTAGAGGTTTCCCCTCTACTCTCAAGTATAAACTTGATTAAACTCTTATTATGGATGTCTTCTGAAACAGTTACCGGATCGAATATGTATGTGTAGGCCTTCAACATGGGACATTTATACAAAACTTTTGATATATTTTCTTCAATGCTTGTTACATAATTAAAGTCCCACAGACAGGACTCATAACTGGCCAGGGACAGAAGCAAGCCTAGATGAGGCCATGATGTGTCAGTAGTCCAGTGGAACAATGACTCAATAGTTATTTGTTTCAATGCTCCAGACCATACTCCTGTTGGCAATTGACGTGGATAACGGGATATAAAAGAAATTTCACTAAGTGGCATGAACGATTTTAACTTTTCACCTTTTTCAGAAGATCCCATCTTCATCCCAAATAATTTAAATTTTTTCTCAAGCTCTATCATGTTAAACCAAGGAAGAGATGTACTGATCCATTTATCATCCCCATATGCTACTTGTTCTATATTGGTTTTGAAGTGTGTTAAGGTAGGAGTTACGTTGTTGCTTTCTGCTAATATACAGTATACCACTGCTACTAAGAAATTGTTTAACAAACTATTTAAACTAGCAGTAGTATAGCATCCAGAAGGTAGACTCCCATCCGTGGAGAATAAGATGTTATCTGTAACATGATATGATGTTTCGTACATTGATGACAATGCTTGTAGCTCTTTGGAATATGATGGATTCAACTTCTTTAGTATTTGGAAGAAATACTTAAATGCTGCAGCCGGTATGGTTTTATCCCATGTACTGAAATCTACTGTAAAATGATTCGGATGTTTATTCATTCTGAAATTTAAAGCATTAAAATCAACAATTGGGTCTATACCTACAGCTACCTCCTCATCCTGAACTGTAGAAATTGCTACCATCTTGCCCAAAAATTTTCTTTCCAACAACACGGACAGGAAATCCGCGCAACTGTACTGTCTGCCTTTGTACAACTTTTCTTGTTTTAACTTCTCATCTTTTAAAAGTTCACAATTAACTACAAAGACATCATTACCGTTACGTA